CGGATCGCTTGCGCTGACCTATTCAAGTGCTATCCTATCAAAGTAATAAAGGAATGGCAATGGCTACGCTGAAACGACTGTTAGAGGAGGAGCACTACATGGCTAGCGTCAAGCCTCAGGAGTTCATGTCCCCAGACGAGTCAGCAATGCTCGTAGAAGCCCTAGACACGTACTGTGAGCAAGCTACAAACCGCGCTAAGGCTGGCAGGGCGTTATGGGTCCGAGAGAAGCTTCTCAGGGCTCGCAGTGAGGGATCCGTGATCACCTTTATCGGAACCTGAAAACTCACCTAACCTCAATCAAACATCACAAGATCAATGGAACTCACTTCAGAACAATTCCACTCGATGCTTGGAACGGTTCGCCGTAATGGTGGATCCTTTGCAGTCAAGCTCGCAGACTGTCTCGCAGCTGCTGACCCAAGCAATCGTCAACGCTTGCTTGATGCTTTCCCTGAAATCATCGAGCGTTACGGTCCGGAATCCATTTTTAACCGTCAGCTGGTGGCTTAGCTGCTGTTGGAACGGAATCATAAAAAAGACCCCGCTCTTAGGCGGGGTTTTGCTTTAGACGTGGATCGGCTGGCCTTCTACGTCTTGGAATCTCACAACATAGTGATTTATCTCTAAATACCATTCAAAATCTTCCTGGTAAATTCTGCTGCCTGGCACGAGATAGGACAGGATTGCATGGAGCCTAGATTTTGTCGTGGCTGTCTCCCATCCCGCGCTTGTGAGATACAGAGTGGAGCCGTCAAACTGAGCAATTTTGTTTCCATGGAGCCTGATCACTTGCCCGTGATCCGTGTTTTCAAGCTTTGTGTTCCCTGACTTAAACTCACGGCCCAGGCGGAAAGCCTTGAGCAGTTCGGATTCGATTTTTCTCATGGTGTTTTGTTGGTACGGTTTCCGGGTCGCGAGCTTTAATCTCGTGTCCCCTAGTATCCTAACAGCTAGGCATAAAAAAAGCCAGCACTTGGCTGGCTGTTCTTACTTGTAAAAATTGAACGTCAGGCAGTCGCAAGCCTTGACGCCATAAGGTTGGACGTCGTGATACTTGCTAAAGAACGATTCTTCAGTGCAGTCGATAACTGCCCCGTCAAGTTCAGATTCTCCAATGAACTGATCGATTAAAGCAATTTCAGAGTCTCCCCCGTCATCGTTAAGACTGAAGCCAGTGGCATCGCCATTGATTAGATAAACGGCCCAATGGCTCGGCAGGTCGTAGGTTTCTTTGATCATGGTGCTTTGCTGTTGATTGGTACGGATAAGAGAAAGCCCGCTCAATGGCGGGCGATCTGTTCAGGCTTGGGTGTAACAGTCAAACCATTCGCCAGCCTTCCTGGTGTCAGGTCGGCGACAGTGGGCTTGTGCTTGTTCGAGCGTCAACCCTCGCTGCATGATCTTGTCAGATCGACGCAAAGAAGGATGGTAAGAGCGGATGATGTTGTAAGACATAAAATCAGAAGCGGTAAAAGTTACATAGGGAGATGAAATCATCTCGCCCAACCTTTGACCCTGTGAACCTGTTGGGTTCCTGTTGACTGGTTCGGAGTCTCGGCCAAACTTTGACCGGCAACGTTGACAAGGAAGGCAACGCAGCCAATACAAAGAAGGCTTGACATTACATAACGGAATTGAGTCATGGTGTTGTCTCGTGGGGTTGTTTTGTTTGGAGCGGTAGAAACCTAAGCGGCTTCTTTTGCTGCGGCTTCGTCGATCTTGCGGATCGCTTCTGTCGCGTACTGGATGATCTGAGTCAGGTGATCTTTGCCGTCATCATTCCAGCGTTCGGCTGAAATGTAATCAAGCACACCAGACCTAAGAGCTTCCTTACCGATCCCCCTCAGCTCAACTTTGCCTGAGTCGTTCCGCGCTTCAACTTCAAAAGCACGAAGCGAGAGACGACTGCCGGCAACATTGAACGTATGAGTGATGACGTGTTCCATGGTTTCCTGTGTGGTGTTGTGGGGCGTTTTGGGGGTGGCTTTCCCGCACTTTGTGACAGCGACGCTGTGAAGCATCAAGCAAGCAGGACTGGTCGTCTACCCGCGAGGGTGAGACCGTGCGAGCCTGCTAGATCTTGCGATCTGCTGTCAGCGGTGAGCCGATCCGGTTGTCAAGGTGCGAAGGGAGGATCTGGCCCTCCCTCTTGCTTATTATTCTAGTCTATTTTGATCGGGTAGCAGGGGATCAAATAGAAAGGAATTGTGAATAATTAATGCAAACGATTCTCAAGTAAAATGATAATCATTCTCACTCTTTTGGGAACGATTATCATTCTCACTTTTTCGTTGGCTCACGAAAGCGTACTACTTTGTACTACCGAGAACGAGAATCATTCTCATTCTCAACAGGGGGGAGGTGTTGCGAATAGAAATGAGAATCATTCTCATGCCAGGTACCCGACATACATTCTCGCCAACTAGCATTCGTGTACTAAAAAAGCCCCCCAACACGGGAGGCTCGCTGTCTTTGCTGTTGTTTGGTGCGTCAGGTGGTTTTGTCTTCGATCTTGATGGTCAGATCAGGCGCTTGGATATTAACGACTTCAGTTGCTTCACCGATAACACGTCCAATGGAATCAAGAACCTGACTTGCGGTTTGCAATTGCCCCTTCTTCAGAGCCTGATGAAAGAGTTTGGTGCGCATGTGTTGAAGACGCGGAAGCATATTTTCGCGATCATTTTTCCAATCTTCTTCAACCATCTGCTTTACTTCTGCCCAATCCCGCCAACCAGTTGCAAGTGAAACGCCTTCTTTCTCAGCATGGTCATAGACCAGTGCTCTAGCTGACAGACCATCGAGTTGACGACGATATAAGCGCCTCACCCGTTCATCTTTAACTGCGTCAGGCGTTCTAAGTCCCATTTGCCATAAGATTACCGTTCCACAAATGATAACTGTTGCTGGAGCGTATGGACAGCAGGGGGCAGGGGTCAGAAAGCTATGTATTGTGATAGGCATGAGTCAAAAATCCGACCCCATCCAACTTCGATGGGCGCAAGGCGAAGTATTTTCATGTGAAAAGCGATTCCGAGTATTAGTAGCGGGTCGCCGTTTCGGCAAATCGTACCTGTCTTGCGTTGAGTTGTTGCGTGGAGCGATCAATCGTCCTGGGGAGACATTTTTTTATTGTGCGCCAACGTATCGAATGGCAAAAGATATTGCTTGGAGAGCATTAAAAAAGCTTGTACCAAAGGTATGGATCAAGAGTAAGAACGAAACGGACCTACGGATCGAGCTAATTAACGGATCAATGATCGAGTTAAAGGGAACCGAGAACGCAATGGCGTTGAGGGGTCGAAGTTTAAGTGGAGTGGTGTTGGATGAGGCTGCATTTATGGATGCAGAGGTGTGGTTTGAGGTTATACGACCAGCTTTAGCGGATAAGGAGGGCTGGGCGTTATTTATTTCTACTCCTGATGGCACAGCTAGCTGGTTTTACGACTTGTGGTGTTATGTAGCGGAGGATCCAACAGAATTATGGCAGCGATGGAGTTATACAACGATTGACGGCGGGAATGTTAGTGCGAAGGAAGTCGAGGCAGCCCGAGCGCAACTTGACAATCGAACATTTCGGCAAGAATTTGAGGCAAGCTTCGAGAATTTAACTGGATTGGTCGCGGTGAGCTTTTCGGACGCCAACATTTCGGAGGAAGCCAGGGATATTGCGATTCAACCGTTGTTATTAGGAGTTGATTTTAACGTCGATCCAATGAGTGGAATTGTGGCAGTAAAGGATGGCCACACGCTTTATGTATTTGACGAGATCATGCTGACGGGTGGAGCGACCACATGGGATTTTGCGGAGGAGGTCACACGTCGATATGGTGTGGAGCGAAGGATTATTGCGTGTCCAGACCCTACGGGCGGAGCCAGGAAAACACAGGGGGTAGGGGTCACGGACCATGCAATTTTGCGTCGAAGTGGATTTACGGTGCAATCGCCCAAAGCGCCGTGGAAGATCCGAGACAAAATTACTTCAGTTAATACAGCATTAATGGATGCGACGGGAGAGCGTCGTACAGTGATCCATCCACGATGTAAGAACTTGATCAAGTCATTGAGGACATTGACCTATTCACCTGGGACAGGGCTACCAAACAAGAACCTAGGCGTGGACCACGCTTTCGATGCGTTCGGATATTTAGTTTTACAACAATTTAATTTAGCCAAACCCGAAACCATGGGCGTTACTTCTTATCGGTTGTATTGAAGTGAAGCGACTAAGAAGAATGCCCTGCCCTGCTTGTGGGTCGGAGGACACAAGAGTCGTGTGTACTTATGCGTCCCAAGATGAAGATGTAGTGCGATTTCGTATTTGCGAAGAATGCGGCAAGAAATTTAGGACGCTCCAGCCGCCCGAGGACATCTTACCTAACACGATAGTAGTTAAGTACTACCCGCGAAACACGGAGAAGCATAAGAAGAAGAGGATCATGCTTGAGTGCGATCCACGATTGGCTTAGAATGCGGCAAGTCGATCCCGGTTACGGGTCTCTTGAGGTAATTGATGGCTAGTCCTAAATCTAAAAAATCTTCAGCAATGAAACGTTGCGAAGGCTATATGAAAGCTGTTCGTGGCGGCAAAAAGAAAACCACTACTAAGAAGAAAAAATGACAACCAAGAAGAAAAAAGGTCTGTACGCCAATATCAAGGCAAAACGTGATCGAATCAAGGCGGGCTCTGGCGAAAAGATGCGTAAGCCAGGCGCTAAAGGCGCTCCAACAGCGAAAGCGTTTAAGAAAGCTGCGAAAACTGCAAAAAAATCGAGCCGCAAAGCGGCAGGAAATAAAAAATAGTTGAAGTCTTGGTCGTAGCTTGTCGCGGTTAAGCGGTTAGACTGTTAGGCATAGAACCTTCCTATGTCTACCAATGGCTGTTATTCGAGGAGAAGAGGGCGCTGTTCAATTTAGTGCCACAGGTGGTTCCAACGCAACAATCGTTGGTACTCGTAGCTGGACACTGAGCATCTCAAAAGAGACACTTGACACCACCAAGCAGGGCGACACCTTCCGTTCCAATGTCGGAAGCATGATCTCTGGCTCTGGCACGGTTGAGCTTGTTTACGATCCAGACGCAACCGGACAGGCTACTTTTGTTGAAGACGTAATCACAGCTGCTGATCCAGCAGATGCAACCTTTGAGTTATTCACTAAAGGAACAGCAAGCGGTACTGATTCAGTAAGTTTTGCTGGAGTTATTACCAGCATGGACATTGGATCTACTGCCGGTGATCTTGTTGTTGCAACCTGCAACTTCATCACCAGCGGAGCAATCACCAGCAACCTTGAGTAAAGGTTGATCTGATGGTTGAATATCGCGGCGAACGCTTCGCTGGCTACAACAAACCTAAACGTACTCCGAGCCACCCGACAAAATCCCATGCCGTTTTGGTAAAGGAAGGGGACAAGGTTCGGTTACTCCGATTCGGACAACAGGGAGTCAGTGGCTCACCAAAACGTGAAGGGGAATCTGTAGCAGCAAAGCGTCGTCGTGAATCGTTTAAGGCTCGCCACGCAGCCAACATAAAGCGTGGCAAGCTTTCCCCTGCTTACTGGGCCAATCGCGTGAAATGGTGACATGACTTACTCCGTCCCTGGCTCGGTACGCACCCATCTCGTCAGTTCTTCTTATCTCGGAAGTGTTGATAGTCCA